ATTCCCTTCCAATTAATGTTGGAATAGGTTTAAATACGGGAGAAGTGGTCGTGGGCAATATGGGTAGTGAACAGAGATTTGATTATAGTTGTTTGGGTGATGCGGTTAATCTTGCTGCCCGACTTGAAGGACAAAGTAAGGAATATGGTCTGAAGATAATTCTTGGTGACGAAACAGCTAAAGGAGTGGAAGAAGAATTTGCAATTATTGAATTAGACAAGATTGCTGTTAAAGGTAAGACTGAAGGTGTAACCATTTTTACCTCATTAGGTAGATACGAACAACTTAATCAAGAAATGAGTTATTATCCTACATGCATACAACAACATGATAAATTCTTAATCTTGTATAGACAACAACATTGGGACTTGGCATTAAGGTGGTTGAATGATTTGAGAAATGAATTTAATGGTGTTATGGCGGATTATTATGCTATGATGGAGAAACGTATAGAGGCATTAAGAAATGAAGACCTTCCAACTGATTGGGATGGCATTTATAGGGCGACGACAAAATGAATAAAAACTTTTTTTCACTAAAAACAGGACATAAAGCATCTGATGAATATTTTAAGAATTTAGCAATTTGGCATAATATTGATTTAGTGAAATCATTTTTCTTAGGTGCCCTCATTAGTTCCATTATTTTATTTTTAATTTAGAGTCTATTTAATTAAAATAGCTCTTGACATTCTTTTCTTTTTCATGTATAGTGTATATAGTGAAATAAAAGAGATAAATATTGTTATGGACCCGATACTACACACAATAATAGCTATAAGTTGTATGGTTGGTTGTTACTATACTGGACATCGTTTGGCAACAAAAAATAGTTTTGAACCTATAGTATCAGGATTGTTAAGTAAACTGGAATCGGATGGTTTTATCCATACTAAACTTGATAAAGATGGTGACAAAGAACTCATTCCTATCTCTGAAATAATGGCTAAAACATTGCGAGATTCAGTAAAATTATCAAAATAACCTTGACAAAATTGTTATAATGTGTTACCTTAATGACTATGCACATATTATCAGCATATTTTACAACTACAAATACCTGTAAACGTAAGAAATCTAAGAGGCCTGTTTCCTTGATTGGGGCAGAGCGTCAACATATAAAGTTTTTAGAAGTAATATAAAGGATATTGGAAGATGAGACACGTTGAAGTATCTCTTATGGAAGAGGATGAACTATCTATTGATGGTCAAGTCAAACCAGCAGGAAAAATAGAAATTCGTGAGTTTGAAGATGGAGAATGGATGGGCGGCACATATAAACCTTCATGGGAAGATGCCGTGAAACATATTAAGGAATATTTAAATGAGAGTTGATGTAAGAAACAACAATGTCGATCAGGCATTAAGGGTTCTAAAGAAGAAATTGCTATTGGATGGATTGTTCAATGAACTAAAAGAACGAGAACATTTTGTATCAAAGAGTGGAAAACGCCGAAGAGCAAAAGCTGCTGGTATTCGTAGATATAAAAAAGAACAAAAACAACGCCAAGAAAAATTGGGATTGTAGTATGGTTAGAAAGAAAAAAATTACTGTTGAAACTGACAATAGTAATTGGCAAGCTCCTAAGAAACGCAAGAAACGCAAACCTATGTCGGAAGAACAACGGGTTGCTGCAGCGATACGTTTGGAAAAAGCAAGAGAAAAACGTAAAGAGAAAAATCCTGATTATGGACAAAGTGGAATTGCAGAATCTTTAAGGGATTTACCAGAGGATCATCCAAGACATCCTAAAAAAGTTAAAGAATGGATTAAAACTCAAAAAGGCCTTGCGAGTTCAGCACGAAGTTCTGTAAAACAGAATCTAAAGGGAGCAGAAGCACAATTAGCTATCCATGAAGGATATATAAGACATATGCAAAAATATCTTAGGGACGGTGATTGGGTTGATAATTTTTATGGTGAATATCAACAGCATAAAACTCGTTGGAAAAGTATTGTATTAGCATATAATGATGATGGTACAGTCAAAAGGAGTACAGGAGTTTTTTACCCAGATATGGGTTGTGAATATACACAAGAAATGTTTAACCAAGATAATGAATAGAAAGGTATTTCTAATGTCGGACCAGAAAAACGGAAACGCAAAGGAAAACAACAACATAATAAAGGGCCCGTGGCGAAAGTCAAAAAGAAAGGTTAAAGTTCCTGATGAAGAATTTCTTCTGATGCAAGAAAATCTGGAATTTGCTGAAGAACTTAACCAAAAAATAATCATTCAAATGATTCATACTTTGGTCGAAAATAGTATTGATATTGCAGAAGAATCTTTTATTCGTGATTTAGGATTAATAATTGAATTGATAAAGGGAAGTATATATAGAGGTATGGAAATTCCCCATCCAACACATGCACTTTTCGAAGCTCTTGTAGATATTGGTGTTGATGAAGAGGATGGCAGTATTCATAGTCAAATTGATGTAAATATGCTAGAAAAATTTGTCGAGTTTAGTGAATCTTTTAAGGATGATGATAATAATGACCCACCCGAAATTCCATAAACCATTCTCTCCTATGATTATGGAAACAGAAGTACCAAAGAAATTTATTAAAATAATCAATGGTACTGCTGATAAAGTACTTAATAGTGAAACTGCCAGCGTTGAATGGGATTGGTCACACAACCTCGTTGGTAAAGTACATAAAGAAGTACAAATCCCCATAAAAAATAGAGCCGATAAAGAATTTCTTTTTAATGTAATGAAATCTGCATGTGTTGATTATCTGAAAGAATCAGTAGAGAATCATACTGCTTATCGTTGGAAGAAGCTTGCTGGTAATGCAATACCAACATTGGATAACATTCATCTAACTCATAGTTGGGTAGTCAGTCAATATGCTGGAGAATATAATCCTTGGCATCATCATAATGGTGATTTCTCGTCAGTTATCTATCTTAAACTACCACCCAACATGCACAAAGAAATAGAAGAAGATTTTGAAGACCATTATCCAGCAAATGGATTAATAGAATTTATGTTCGGTGAGAATCAAAACTTTAGAAGTGACAATTTAAAGTTCAAACCAGTAGTGGGAAAGATGTTGGTATTCCCATCATGGTTGAGACATTTTGTATATCCCTTTAAAAGTGAAGGTGAGAGAAGGAGTATGAGCTTTAATGCTCATATATTTGTGCCAGAATGATATTAGTTGATATGAATCAGATTTCTCTTGCAAGTATGATGATGCATTTGCATATGAGTAAGTCTAAAGAAATTGATGAGAATATGGTGCGGCATATGATTCTCAATTCGCTTCGTATGTACCGTACCAAATATTCATCTGAATTTGGAGAGTTGGTTCTGTGTTATGATTCCAAGCATTATTGGAGGCGTGATTACTTTCCAGAATATAAATTTAGCAGACGAAAGGGTAGAGAAAAATCTGACCTTGATTGGAATTCAATTTTTCTTTGTCTCAATCAGATAAAAGATGAACTTAGGAATAATTTGCCATACAAGTTTATAGAAGTATACGGTGCAGAAGCTGATGATATTATCGGTGTTCTTTGTTCGGAATATTCTGATGAGATAATGATTATTTCTGGTGATAAGGATTTCATTCAGCTTCAAAAATTTCCTAATGTAAAACAATTCAGTCCTATCACTAAGAAAACAGTAAATGGTGAAAACCCTGGCGCATATCTTAAAGAACATATCTTTAAAGGTGACACCAGTGATGGAGTACCTAATGTACTATCTCCCGATAATACATTTACTGACGGCCTACGACAAAAACCATTAGCTAAAAAGAAAATTGCTTCATGGATGGAACATGATTTTGAAGATGTTGCTCCTAATGATGAAGTGAAAAGAAACTATCAAAGAAATCGCAAATTGATTGATTTGACATACACACCAGAAGAACTTTCTTCGGAGATAATTGATACATATAAGGAAGCTCCATATGGTGATCGTAGTAAACTACTAAATTATTTTATTAACAAGAGGTTGAGAAATCTCACAGAATCTATAGGAGAATTTTAAAATGGATTTACTAATTTCAGAAATTTTGGAACAAGTTTCAAAGGTTAAAACTAAGCAGGAAAAAATTAATATTCTAAGGAAGCATGATCACCAATCTTTGAGAATGGTTATCAAGTCTTCTTTTGATCCAAAGATTGAGTGGTTATTACCAGAAGGTGACGTTCCATATACTCGCAACGATGCTCCGCCAGGAACAGAGCATTCTTCTTTATCGTATGAATCTCGTAAGTTATATTATTTCATTCGTGGTGGTAATTCTAAAATTAATCAGAACAAGCGAGAATCAATGTTTGTTCAGCTATTAGAGGGACTTCATGAAAGTGAAGCAGCACTTCTGGTTGCTGCAAAAGATAAGAAATTGCATCAAA